TAAAACTTTGTTCTCCAGGTGTAATAGCCCGAACTGCTCTATCTACAGCCTTAAAGATTAAATCATCCATAGGCATCATTACATATGGTTCACCATTTTGGTCTTCATATATGCTACCACTAGCATCTAAACCAATGTGTGCTAAACGCATACGGAATATAGCACGCATACTTAATTTCTTTAAGCGATAAATTCTTCGCCAGAAATCTTCAGTAGCACGATAGAACCTACCAGTATTACGTACTGCAATTGCAAAATTGCTTCTAATGTTAGGGTTATCTACGTATTTTAAGATACCATCTGCTGCCTGCGCTGCAGACATTTCAGTAATAAACTTCTTTGAAGTATACTCTGCGTTTTGTGCAATCTTAGACGCTAGTCTAGGGCCTACATTTACACCGTCTTCTTTAAGTCTATTGATTTCTTTATTAATTAAATCTTTAGTTAATTGTTCTTCTGTTTTTCTATAGACTTTACGCAACTGTAAATACTTTAATGTAACTGCACTTTGACGGAATATACCAGTAACCTGAGCATCCATAATCTCATGAGCATTATTACCGAACTTAGTATAAATACTTTCTATATCATCTGTTAATCCCTCTATTCTAAGAGATGTATACATCTGTCCACGAGGGGTTAACTCTTTAGTTACATCATAGAAGTCATCAAATGACAGGGCTTTAACAGCCTCATTCCATTTATGGAATATCTTGCCTTCGTCTAAAACTTTTTCTTTGGCTACTATATCCTGATAGTTAGCCTTAATTTTATCCATAAGTTTAAAGTTATAGGCATCAGGTGCACCATGAAACGTGTGGCGCATGTCTAATAATATACGCTCTATAGCCACTCTTGCAGCCTCAGACTTGCTTATACCACGTTGCAATAAGCCATAGTTATAAGCAGATATATCTAAGAATGCATCTAATGCAGCAGGGTCCATTACAGAATGAGTTACATCTGCACTTAATGTAGGAATAATGTTTTTATCAAACTTATCTACTACATCATCTCTATACTTAAGACCTATCTGCTCTAGTAATTCGTTTCTAGCCCTTACTAAATCATAACCAGTCTGTAAACCATTGTGCCTAAAGAATGCTGGCACTGGGTCAAAAGTATCACTAGGTGGTCTGATAACAGATTGAGGTGCTGTTGTCTCTAAAGACTTACGGTTGTTGTAGAACCTCTTAATAAAGTTCTCAAAATGGATTAATGCAGGTGCTTTACCATTTAAACCCTGATATCTCTCAAGGTCTTCTGGTCTAACTAACGTACCTTTAGTCTTTTGCTCTACACCTAAATCTTTTAATGCACTATCAAACTGAGTTGGAGTAACAATTTCTTCTGCTATTTCTCTATCAACTTTACTTCTTAAAGAAGCAGCAGCAGTTATAGAACGTGTAGCGCCAGTTAAAAACTGATTATGCAGGCTGAGAAGTTCAGCCATATCTTTACCTTCTACAGTATCTAGTCTTTCTTTTCCACCAAATAATGAAACAGCAGCACGGGCTTGACCCATTTTTTTCTGTGATTCATTAAGTTGTTCTACTGGTATACCAAGTCTTTCGGCTTCATCTACCTGTGCTTTTAATCTAGCATCAACATCTAGCATTTCAGATGGTGATTTAAATCCTAATTTACTGCCTACTCTATAGCGCACACCTTCTGCTGCTTTAGAACCAGAGAATGCAGAGGACATTTTACCAAATACATGTCCCTTACCACGCATAAAGTTAAACAACTCAATAGATGGTGCAGTTAAATAATAGAAAAAACCTTCATCTATAGCGCTTCGTACACCAAGTCTTGGAAACAAAGTAAATAAAGACCAGAAATCTACAAACTTAGTTGACAATGTACTACTAGTTGTGCCACCAGTAACTGCAGATACTATGTTTTTTCGTTTATTTTTATAAACAACTTCTGCTAACTGCCTATAATCTAGAGTTGATATAGCACCAGTAGATTGATATGGATGAATAATACCAGTAGCATCTAACAACGGTACATTATTCTTCATTTTTACAGCAGTTGAAGACATAAAACCATCAAATTGAATAGGAACTGGCAGTTCTTCTACTATAGAAGTACCCATCATAGAACCATACTTGGCTTCTAGGGTATCACGTATAAATTGTTTACCACCAACAGTGCCATCTAGACCAAGTCTTTGCATTGTTGCATAGTCAAGAGCACGCATAATAGATACTTGCTCATTTATGTTTGACTGAACAAACTTGGTTGATAGCCAATCTGCTAAATCTTTTTCAAATACTTGTCTAGCAGCATTTCTAAAGACATCTTGTGTCTTAATAGCATCTTTGCCAATCTTAATTTGCATTCCTTGTGGAGAACGCACTGCTGCACGAGATATATACTGTCTTGCTTTACCTTTAGCGTACTTTGTTTTGCCTACTAAACCTTCGCCTTTAGTAATAGACTCATAAAACTTCTCTAAATCTCTGGCCTCTTCACCAATTATTGCGCCTTCTTTAGGTGTACCAGCCTTAATAAGAGTATTGAATAAATCTTCACCCGCTACATCTAATTCATCTGTAGTACCAAATGATGGATTTAGTTTTCTTTCCATCCAAGTTAAAGCACCACGCTCTAATCTTCTTTGGTTTTTAGCAGTAGCAATACCATTACGGAAGTAATCAGCGCCTTCAGTCTTGCCAGCAATTAATTCGCCTACTTTGCCAGCCTGAGTAAAGTATCTTTCTGCAGATGTAGCATCAAAGATTCGATTCTTTTCAAGAATTTGAATTGCTTCTTCATTAGCATAACCAGGATAGTTTCTTTTAATATCATTAGTTATAGCAGTTCTTTCAGCAATACTTTTACTATTGGCTAAATCTCTAACTCTTGGACCTATACCATCATCCCATAATGCTCTTACGCTAGCGTTGTCTTGAAATATTTGTCTTACGCCAGTAGTTGGTCCATACTGCTCAATAGTCTTTATCATTTGAGTGCCAGTTGTATTTGGCTTTACTAATTTACCAAGCGCTGGAATTTTTGCTATTGCTGATAAACCACCAGTTGCCCAAGTAAGTGGGTCAACAACTATCTGATAAGTAAAATCTATTGCGCCAGATAAACCTTTTAAACCAGTTACACGGCCAAAATCTCTACCTGGAGATACTTGTGCATACTTAACTGTATCTAATATTTCATTAAACTTATCTGGGTCATTAAATGCAGTTTCAATAGCCTTAAGCATTGCTTGATTTGGCTTACCACCATTTGAAGAAATAATTTCTCCTGGCTTTCTGCCAGCCAATAAACCTTTTGCTACCTCTACATTTTCAAGAACGAATTGTTTGACGGCCTCATTAAGACTTTCTTGATTAAATACTCTGCGTCCATCCCAAGCATCTGTCCAAGTCTGAGTATTAAATATACCCTCACCTTGCATTGCCTGACGAGCAACTAAGTATGGTGTATTAATTACTCTGTTCCATACACCAGCAGCCTTAAAGAATGCAAGCAATGGGCTTGCCGCAAGTTTTCCAGCACTCTTAACTCCACCGATTAAATAATCTGAAGCATCAGGTGCTGCTAATTGATATTCTGCTTTAGGGAATAAAAACTTTAATTGCTCTTGAACAGCAGCATCAAGTTCATTAAATTCTTTTCTAGCATCCTCTTTAGAAAGTTGATTTAGTTTTTTATTTTTTTGAACAGCCCAACTAAATTGTTCTAATTGATTTACTTGGTCTTGAGGTAGATTTGCTGATTGCGCTGCAGCATAAATACTAGATGAAGTTTTGGCTACAATTGGATTGATTCTTATAGCCATTAATAACCTTCATCAACTAGTTGTCTATAAATTAACTCTACATCTCCAGTTTGGTCGTATGGTAAAAGGTTTCTAAAAATATCAGAAAGTGTGTATGCAGTATTAGGAAGTTGTCCCATTGCTTCTGTTCCTGGACCTTCACCACGATTTACGCCAGAAGTAATTGGTTCGTTAGGTCTAGATGTAGGAGCAGATAATGGTGTTGGCATTTCCATTTGTGGTATTGGATTACCAGCCATAGGTGCTGCTACTTGATTGTTGTAAGTTTCTTGTCCTTGTCCATATGGTAATCCTGGGATGTAGGTTGCAGGTTGTGTTGGACCCCCGTCAGTGCGTTGACTAAGAGAGCCAGGGCCTGATACTGGTGCTGGGTTACTCGGTTTTCTATATCCACCTTGCTGTGCCACACTTCCTCCTACTTAGTAAATTGTGTTTTAACATTTGCAGTACCACCGCACCACACATTGTATTGAATTGCTATATTAATTGCTTTCTTTGCTGCACCACTTGCTTTAGCATGAGTTTTAGTTTCAGACTCTAATGCTGCTAATGCGCCAAGTGCTAAGGTTCCACCAGAACCTATTGCGTATAAACCTTTATCATCTCGCATATATCCATAGTCATCACTAACTTGATATAACTTGCCATTAAAACAAACTAATGCGTCCCAACCAGAATCATCATCTGGTTTAGATTTAGGTGCAGGTTCATATCCTGCATCAGTTAAAGTTTGTTTAATAGATGGTAGTACCCTAATCATCATAAATCTATCTGGGTCTTGTGTCTTAATTACTTTAGGTGGTTGCCATAAGTTATTAAGGATATCTCCTACAATCGCATCACCTGCAACTGCAACCAGATACTCACCAATCTTAACTATCTTGTCGCAGCCTTTAGCCACATACGGTCTATCTTGGTATGAGGTTACAGTATCTGCGCCTAATACAGCCCAGCCTTTACCTTGTATTCCAACTATTGCAGTCATGGTCCCCTTCTAAACTATCTTCTTACAACTGTCCTTGCACTTGCACTAGCCTGTCCACCTGATGTTAAACTAGATAAAAGACTTTGTAATGGATTTGTTGGTGCTCCCATTGGAGAAGCGCCTCCTACTGGCGCAGCGGGAGCAGGGGACGTTTGCTCAACCATAGGGGCACCAGCAGGAGGTAATTGTTGAGGAGTAAAGACTTCAGATATTGCTTCTTCAACTGCAATACCTTTTTGACGAGCCTTAATTACATCAGCAATTTTTTGAATAATTTCTGATGGGTCCTGTCCCTGTGTAGCCATCTGAGGAATAGCACTACTTAATGCGTTAAGTGAAGCAAGAAGAGAATTACGCATTTCTTCTACTTCAATCTTTTCTTGCTCTTGTGTTACGTTAATGCCAAATGGCATTTCTCTTTGAACTAAATCTTTAGAAATAATTTTAGCACCTAATGCCTGTAGCATAAAGATTAAACCTTGTGCTGGGTTTAATCCTGCCAACATTCCATAACGAACATCTGCAGAATAATCACCTTTAATATCTTTGCTAGGTACATAGGTAACTGTATAAGGAGCACCTGCATCTACACCACGAACTGTTTTCTCTGTATTAAAGACTACTTCATCAAGTTCAAAGCAAACTGATATTACATCTTTTAAGGCTGACGCAAATACTGCCTGAGCAGATTTAACTTGAGTATCAAATCCACCCATAAGCGCTTGAACACCTTGGCCAGTAATAATACTTGCATCAAGATTACCAGTACGTGACTCTGGATAACGAGTTCCAGTTCTTAACTCTTGTTGTAGAAGTTGTTGTTCAGTAAATGCACCGTTAGGTATAGGAAGTTCTACACGGCGAACTCCTGCTGGGTTAGCAGTACGGATAACCGCATCGCCACCAAATTCCATTTCCTGAACATCTTGCGGAACAACGATTGGTGATTGAACAGATTTCTCTGCTGCTTCCATCGCAAGTAATGCGAACCTATTACGAAGCAGTTGGATACCTAGAACATCGTCAAACTGTCCACGCATCTCGC